TTCCCGCTCGGCATCTCGGGCACCTGCTTCCTCTAACGCCGTACGTTCGAGGCTAGCAGAGATGCTTTCAGCGGCTTGTGCGCCCCGGTTCACCTCGGGGTCTTTCTTTTTGTCAACATCTGGCGCCTTTTCACGGCGCCGCTCGTCAACGTCCTTGTGGAAACGAGTCGGGTGCGTCCGTCCCTTCTCATTGTCTCCACATTTCTTGCAGAACTTTTCCCAGGGGTTATGTTTCAGAGTCTTCCCCCCGGAGGAGACTTCCGGACTTTCTTCGCTTGCAGCTGGGCTAGCCCGGAGGTCACCCGCTGCACCACCGCTCGACTCTATGTTCGCCCAGCCACACGCTCAAACATCGCGGCGGCTAGATAGAAGAAACGGGATATGCGGGTGAGAACGGTGAACAAAAACCACCAGAAACCCGCAGAGGTCCTGGCGATCATCTTGCGCAACGGCACGGCTCGTGCGGCGCGCAAGAGGGCCTGCGTTGCGGAACGCACACCCTTGGCTGCTCCCGTCGTGGCCTTGTAGACCAACATACCAGGAGCGATAGCCCGGGTGATTTCCATCGCCCGGGGTCTCATGTAGAACGTTTTCATCATTTCCAAGAATGCACGATACGCACTCAAGATCTTCCTCAACCTCAAAGCCCGCGCAATCGCGCGGGCCATCAAGTTGGCTCCGGTGAAATAATTGCCCATGTACGGGCGAGAGAATTTGAAGGCCTCATACTGCAGATACTGCTGAAAGTGGCCGATAGTTACTTGTGCGACAAATTTAAGAATTATTGCTGCCATACTGGATTCTGCGGTCCCAGTCCGACCAAGTCCGCCGCATTGACGCTCACTCTTTCTGCGCTAAGCTAGTGAGTAGGACCTGGCCTGACCGCACAGTTAATAGGAATATTTCAGCCGCTCGCCCAAGAGCGGCCTACTCAACGCCCTCCGTGCGATAGTAGTGTAAAAGTGTCACCCAACTTCTCGGGTGCACAGTAACGGGTTGTAATTTGCCCTTCGACAATG